TTCGTAAGCGTCTTAATCAACTTCAAACAACAAACAATAGGACTTCAAACCTATGGAAACCTCAACCAGGAAAACAGGTCATTAGAGTGTTACCTTACAAGCACAATAAGGATAATCCTTTTATTGAGTTGTTCTTTCATTTCGGTTTGAATAACAAAACCTATCTCTCACCAATCTCTTTTGGTCGTCCAGACCCAATCGAAGAGTTTGCTCAAAAGCTAAAGACTAGCGGTAACAGAGAAGAGTATCAGATGGCTCGTAAGTTAGAAGCCAAAATGAGAACTTTTGCTCCTGTTATTGTTAGAGGTGAAGAAGCTCAAGGTGTTCGTTTTTGGGGATTTGGTAAGACTGTCTATCAAGAACTACTTTCAGTAATTGCAGACCCTGACTATGGTGATATCACAGATGCCGTAAGTGGTCGTGATGTTTCAGTAGAGTTCATTACTGCTGAAGAAAGTGGTGCTTCCTTTCCTAAGACTTCCATTCGTGTTAAACCTAATCAGACTCCAATCGTAGAGGATAAGGCACAATTGGAAAATCTCTTAGAAAACCAAAAAGACATTACTGAATTATATCAGGAATTATCTTATGAGGAACTTACAGATGTTCTTAACACTTGGTTGAATCCAGATGACGCATCAACCGATGAAGGAACTGAAACTGAAGTTTCGTCAGTAGTAGCTGACTCAGCAAAAGTTGAAGATGCTAGTGCTGCATTTGATGAGTTATTCAATAAGTAAATAAAGTGTAGTGGGTGTTGAAGCCAACACTAATAAAACCGAGTGTGTGCATCCAGTATAGGAATAAAAGCCGGACACACCCACTATTTAACAGGAGAAATATATGTCAGTTAAAGATGATTTAGCTGGGGTTCTTGCCGACTCTCTAAATAAGAAGTTCAAAGATTACAAAGTTGCTTACTTCTTAGATGGAGTTCAAGAAACACCAACAGATATCAAAGAGTTCATTTCAACAGGTTCAACAATGTTAGACTTAGCAATTTCAAATAGGCCAGATGGTGGTATTGCAGTTGGTAGGATTACAGAGCTGAATGGATTGGAGAGTAGTGGTAAATCATTAGTGGGTGCTCATCTACTTTCAGAGACTCAAAAGAAAGGTGGTGTCGCTGTTTATATAGATACAGAGACAGCCGTAAGTGAAGAATTTTTAGGTGTTATAGGTGTTGATATAAACAATATGTTATATCTACATTTAGAAACCGTAGAAGATATCTTTGAAGCTATTGAAGAAATCGTAACCAAAGTTCGTGAGTCTGATAAAGATAGGTTAGTAACCATCTTAGTAGATTCACTAGCTGCTGCTTCAACCAAAGTAGAGTTAGAAGCAGAGTTCGACAAAGATGGTTGGGCTACTTCTAAAGCTATTATCCTTTCAAAGGCAATGAGAAAGATTACTCAGATGATTGGAAGACAAAAGATAGCTCTTGTATTTACAAATCAACTTAGACAGAAACTTGGTGTAATGTTCGGAGATCCTTGGACAACAAGTGGTGGTAAAGCTTTACCATTTCATGCGTCAACTCGTATCAGATTAAAGAACGTTGGTCAAATCAAAGATAAGAAAAACAATACTATAGGTATGAAGATGAGGGCTCAAGTTATTAAGAACAGATTAGGTCCTCCCATGAGACATGCTGACTTCGAACTTTATTTCGAGAGTGGTATTGATAATGAAGGTAGTTGGTTAAAGGTCATGAAAGAACATAAACTCGTTAAACAAGGTGGAGCATGGTATACTATGGATGACCACAATGGTAATGAGATTAAGTTCCAATCAAAAGATTGGCCCGAGTATCTTAAAGATGAGGATTTCAAAACTCATTGTTATCAGATGATTTGTGACAAAGTTGTTCTTAAGTACGAAAAGAACTTTGGAATTGACGATGTTATAATCGAAGAGGAACCAAGTGAGTAATGCAAAATATTTGTCTATACTCGATGAGATAAAGAAAAAAGGTGGTTCCCTTGACGGTGGTGAACCAAATGACAAAGTACTAATCATAGATGGCTTAAATACTTTTATCAGAGTATTTAGTGTTATACCAACTACCAATGAAGATGGTATTCATATTGGTGGAATAGTTGGTTTCTTGAGAAGTATTGGTTATGTAATAAACATGATTAGGCCCACTCGTGTCATCATAGTATTTGATGGTAAGGGTGGTTCTAATCGCCGTCGCAAAATATATCCTGAGTATAAACAAAACAGAAAAACAAAGTATCGAGTAAATCGTTCCAATAGTTTTGCATCACAAGACGATGAAAAGATGAACATGATTATGCAAATACAGAGAGTGGTAGAATATTTAGATACTTTACCAGTAACTGTGTTGTCGTATGATAATATTGAAGCTGATGATACAATAGGATATATTTGTAGACAGGTTCTTACAGATTCTAAAATCACTATTATGTCTACTGATAAAGATTTTCTACAACTAGCAAATGGTAGAATAAAGATTTGGAGTCCAACTAAAAAGAAAATGTATGATGAGGATAAAGTACTTGATGAGTATGGTATATCATCCCATAATTACATTTGGTATAGAGTTTTGGATGGTGACAAGTCAGATAATATTAGTGGTGTTCGTGGGTTTGGGTTAAAAACAATTCAGAAGAAGCTACCATTTCTAAGTGAAAATAGAATAGTAAAACTAGATGAAGTAGTAGATGAATTACCAGAACACAAAGATACTATAGAACTAAACTACAAGTTAATGCAATTATCTGATGTAGACATTTCAGGTTCTACAAAGACAAAAATAATCGATGCAGTAAACTCACCAATCAATAGATTGATTAAGTTCAAGTTCGAGAAAATGTTTTTAGAAGATAAATTGTTTACAGCATTACCAAATGTAACAAGTTGGTTACTAAATAACTTTAATCAATTAAATAGTTACGCAGAGAAGACACATAACAAATGAGTGTAAATTACGAAGTATTAAATAAATATCTAGATATAGATTCCTTAGAGTTGGAGTTTCATAAAGTCACGAATGATATAAGAAACATAGACATGGAATATGGTATGGAAGTGATATTTAATTACTATCGTAAATTTGGATTCCCACATTATACTATCAGAGATGAGGAAAAGTATGAACATATGAGAAAACTAAAAAAGTTTGATGTTGATACTATATTAGATGGAGATAAAATAGTTCAGACTATGCATTGTTTAAGATTGGCTTGGACATACTTTCCTCATTTTTGGGAAGTCCGATGTGGTAATGCAAAGTATTCACCGATGGAAATATTTAACGATGATGAAAAGTTAAAGTCTACCATTAAGAAAACTTGGAACTTCGAGTTAAAACATTACAAGGGTGAAGAGGGTAGAGAGAAGAATAAGTTTCACGAAAATAGATTCAGACAATCATTGAAAATATACACAGGCACACAATCTGTCAGTAACTTTCGACCAACTGCTGCTAAACTAATATACGAGAAGTTTGGTGGTGATGTTGTTTGGGATATGTCATGTGGATGGGGTGGAAGATTATTAGGTTTTCTAGCTGCATCAAATACTAAACATTACATTGGTACAGAACCATCATCTAAAACTTACGATGGACTTCAGAAGATGGTGAAAGATTTTTCGTATTTTGAAAAACAAGTTGATATTTATAAACTCGGTAGTGAAGAATACAAACCTAAAAAAGAGTCACTCGACTTATGTTTTACTTCACCACCATACTTTGATACTGAAAAATATTCAGACGAAGACACACAAAGTTATAAAAAGTTTCCAACTGAAGATGGTTGGGTAAACGGGTTTTTAAGAAAAACAATTCAAAACTGCTATGATGGTTTAAAAGATAATAAGTATATGTTAATGAATATTGCTAACACACCTAAATATAATTTCATCGAAGAAGAAACAATTCGTATATCTAAAGAGTTGGGATTTGTTCAAGAGGATACATTACAATTAACTTTATCAAGTGTTATGGGAGCAGGTTACAAATACGAACCTGTTTTTGTTTTTAGAAAGGAGAGTAAATGAGTGAAACACTAACACAATTTGGAACATCGTTTCAATCTAAAATTATTGCTTCATTAATGAGTGATGTAAAGTTCATCCAAACTATTAGTGATATACTAGAACCAGATATGTTTGATTCTGATTCTGATAAATGGTTGGTAAAAAATATTAGAGAATACTTTTACGAGTATAAAAAACAACCTACACTAGAAGTAGTAAAATTTAAGATAGATGAAATAGATAACGATGTATTAAAATCTGGTGTTGTAGAAAAATTAAGAGATGTTTGGAAAAACATAGAAGCAACAGATTTAGAGTTTGTACAATCAGAAACTTTGGATTTCTGTAAGAATCAGACACTAAAGAATGCAATACTAGAATCAGTTGAATTATTAGAAAATAAAAATTATGATGGTATAAAGTCAATTATAGATGATGCAATGAAAGCGGGTACAACGAGAGATTTAGGTCATGACTATGTTCCATCTTTAGAAGCAAGGTTAGAGGAATCAGCTAGGATAACTGTCAAGACTCCGTGGGATGTCATTAATGATATAACAGATGGTGGTCTTGGGCCTGGTGAACTTGGTGTTGTAGTAGCTCCTGCAGGTATTGGTAAGTCTTGGACATTACAAGCTCTTGGTTCTGAA